TTTATTTGTTCATCTATGGTTCCAAACTGTCTTTCATCGTCAGACGTTGGGGGTTTTTCTGTTAGAGTAACTCTACGATTGTCAGGTTTATTATCCTCGTTGTCAAAGAAGTAACCCTGAAGCATTTCATATAATGCCTCTCCTTTTGTCTTTGGATCGTTCTTTCTAGACTGAACTCTTTTAGAGATATTTTCAGGAGAATAATAATCAGAAGATTTAGCTTTAGATGAAGTAGGTTTAGAGCTAGATGAAGTAGGTTTAGAGCTAGATGAGCTTGAGTTATTATCATCATTTCTAAACTGAGCCATTATCTGTTCATGTGTTTTTCTTGGGCCACTACGTTTAGGAGCTTTTATATTTCTATTCTTTCCTACATCTTTGTAGTCAGCCATAGAATAGCCACCTCTACGCATTTCAACAGGAGCGCCATCATCCATTACTTCTAAGTCAGCCATCTCTAAACCTAGACCAGTCTCATCTTCCATGTCCATAGGTTCTCCACCTATGCGTCCATCTTCTGCCATCTTAGAGTAGCCTATCTTAGCAGCTTGGCGTATGTCTTCAAAAAACTTTACACCAAAGAACCTAACTACATCAGCAGGTATAACCATTTCACCTTCGCTTAGTTGCGCTGGTATATCATCTCTTACGTTTTCTGCTGTAGAACCCAAAGGTATTTCATTGCCCGACACAGGATCTACTCCTACTGTATTGTCAGGTACATCTCCAAAGTTCATCATCATTTGTTCTTCTAGTGCCATACCGCCCTCACTGTAACCTTGATACATTATGTCTAACTTAGCATTCTTTGCTAATACCAGTGGCCCTATCTGTATGACCTCTGTTGCTTCTCTTACAGGTACGTGTTTGTTCACACCTGTTCTTACGTAAAACCCACCCTGTCTTCGTGGATCAAAACCTACCTGTGTCCACTCAGGATCGTCAAGTAACTCTGCCGCTTTAGCACGTATTGCATCTGCGTCTAAATCTTTTACAGTACCTGATACAGTTGCATATCCTGTTTTGTTATCTACACCAGTTCCTATCTTTTCACTTTGTTTTTGTGAAGCAATAAATCTAACAGGCTTATCATCACCACCAAAGTGTACAGCTTTTGCGTAAGACGTTACACCTTTACCATCTGCTGTTTTTACTGCAGGTGATGTACCAGCAACAATCCAAGTATCGTGTGATAAGTATGCAGGTATATCTAATCTACTATTGAATTGGTCACCTACTTTTAGTGTAGAGACATTTGCACTTAACTTAGATGCAGCCTTATCATTTAAAACAAAAAGACCCTTTTCTCTTTTACCACTATCAAGTGCAAAGACTAAAGCTTTATCACTAGGTTCTCTAGGTAGTTTATCATACTCACCTACAGGCTTTAATCTGTCTACATTGAATAGATGTTCTTCTCTTGTTATTTTGTTTTCTAATAAAAGCCTAGTAGACTTTTGAAGCTCAAGAGCCTCTAGAGATTTTTTATCATCAAGGTCAATGCCACGTTCTTTTACAACTTTCTTTGCATTTTGTTGCCACGTAGTTGCGTCTTCTGCTTCATCTAATGCAGCCATCTTTGCATCAAAATCTACATCACCTTTTGTTGCTCTTGGTGGTTTTGGAGTATTAGCTGCTTTCTTATATTTATTATAAGACTTACGTATAGCGTCTTCTGCTACAGCCCATTCTGCTAAATCTCTATCTAGTCCGTTATCAAGTATATATTTAAAAGTTTCAGTATTTGGTAACTTTTCAAAGGCTCCAGATATTTTATCATCGTAAAGCATATCGTCCATCATACCTGGACCCATCTTGTTTAGTAAGCCTTTTTGATTTGATATAGTTTCTGCTGCTTCTCCTACTGTATCAAATCTAACAGTAGCTTCTACAGCATTTTTATAGTCATCAAGACTTACAACACTTTTATCTGATGTTTTTAATATATCTTTTAACGATTCTTCTATTGCAGGTATTCTTGCATCAATAGCATCTTGTACTCTCTTTTCTGCTGCTTCTACAGCTTTTGCACCGCCACCTGATATCAAATAACTTTTTTGTGCATCAGCTATTGCATCAACTTGATAGTCTGTAAGATCTAACCTATTCCAATCAAAATCATCCCTGTACATTTCATCTAGTTCAAAAGGTTTTATTTCTTTGGGTCTTATCCTTATGTTACCACCTAGTGAACCTAAAGCATCAGGATCAACTTCAACACGTTTAGCTACATCTACTGCTTTACGTATACCTGCAGCAGCAGCATCACCTATTCCCGGAATAGCACCAATTAAGGTAGCACCGCCCAGCGCAGCAATAAGTGCATAGTTAGGCTCATCTTTCATCAACTCATCATAGACTTCTTTTGCTGCCATAGCATCTCCTATAATAGGAGTCATTTCAGCTATAGCAGTACCAGCATCTTTAAATGTAAGGTCAGTGTTTATGTCTGTTACAGGTTCTACACCATAAGACTTTACAAACCCAAGACGTTCTTCTTCAGTTGGCTCATCCACCATTTACCGTTTCCCTCAGTAGCTTTAACTTTCTTAGTACGTCTATCGCACCCTGCTGTCTGTGTATAACATGCGGTTCATTGGCTGTTTCTAACGCACGTTGTCTTATGTTTATTAGGTCATCTATGTGTTGTTGAAACTGATCGTAACACTCTTTGTCGTTAACCAACTGCTTGAGGTGCATTACCTGTAAATCCTTGCTCTTCTGGTAGTGGTGCTGTGCCTACTCCTACCTGTGATCCTCCACCTCCTGAAGTATCAGCTACACCTTGTACACCCTGACCCTCTGGACCTGCTGGCGTTGGTGCTGGTGCTTGAAATGCTTTTAATATCTCTGCTTGTATAGCTGCGTCTTGCATAGAGTTAGTAACCTTATCAGGGTCTAAGTCCATGCTCTTAGCAATCTCACGTATAATATAATCCATCTTAGCAAAAGGTGCAAGTACTGGATTCTGTGCAACCTGTAAGAACTGCATCAAGCGTTGGCTACGTACTTCATTAGCCATCAAGCTCTCTGTACCTGATGCCTGTACTTCCAAGTCTCCACGAATATCTTCATCAAAGTCAAACTGCATGTTGAATGCAAAGAATGCTTTACCTAAAGGACGTATAAGATAATCATCCACGTTTTTAACAACAGTACGGATACTACCGTTAGCAGCAGACATAAGCATAGAGATTCCAGAAGCAGTACGCCCCACTCCTTGAACTCCTGTTTGACCATGTGCAAAAGATGGGAACCCAGTAGACTCATCTGCTAGTACCCTCGCTTTATCAAATAGTTGCATATTCTCTTGTGCTACGTTTGGAAACTTAGTACCAAAGATACCTTGTCCCGGAGCGCCACCCTGTCTCCTGAAAATCTTTCCGGGATAAACAGACATGTCTTGTCCTGGAACTAGGTTAGTTTCATCTACCTCTATAATAAGATTACCTGACAGTGCAGCATTGTCAATAGCCATACGCATAAAGCCATTCATCAATGTTTGTGTGTCATCCATGTTCTCAGCAATACCAACGCCAAAGAAGGAGTATGGGTTATGCTCGTATGGTACAGCGTAGTATGGAATACGTGTAGGCTTGAATGGGTTTAGTACAAATCGTAGTATCTCACCATTAGCTACCCATATATTACAATTAACTTCATCTAAGTCTTTTAGTTCACTGGGAATATTTACACCGTGTTCTTTTAGTATTTCTACATCTACATAGCCCCAGAACTCTAATACTTCCCAACGCTCAGAGTTTGGCTGAGTGTCATCGTCTTCCATAGTCATTTCCCAGTACTTCTGATTGTAGTCTGGTCCTGCGTCTATAGCTTTCTGTACGGAATCTTCCATAAAGTATGGGCGACTTTTTAATGCTCTTAGTTGTGTTCTTGACATCTTATGTCTTTCAACAACGTATTCTGCATCCTGCATAGAGTGTGCTTCTGGATCAGGATAGAAATCCCAAATACTTACATGACTACACTCTGGCACAGTCTTAACAATAGGATCATATTCACCATCATCACCCCAGTTAGGGTATTCTTTATCTACAGCAAATGGACCTTTCATAACACCTGTACCTAGAAGTGCCATCTCAAATGCCATACTTCTTAGATGTGTACTAGCTCCACTTTCTTGTAGCTGATCATGGATCTTTTTCTCCATCTTTTTAGCTGCAATCGTAGCAGGATGAAAAGTAACTGTAGTTCCTGTAGTACCATCACCCTCTACTATCTTTTCAGATACAGATGATAGTTTTTCTTCTAGTGGTCCTAGTCGTGCTTGTAAATCTTTTAACGTTTCTCCCGGTCTTAGTTCTGTAACACCATCAAGTAAATATGGAGAAGCAGCTTCATCTCTTGTTATACCTGATAGTGATTCTCCTGCTTGCTCTGCATTTGGATCTACATTTATATGTACAGATTCGGCTACACCATCTGGTAGTATAGAAGGATTTACTGTTAGTGGGAAGTTGTTATTACCAAACAAGACATCTACTATTTGTCCATAGGCAGCTAGTGTTTTAGTCTTTGTAACTTTAACAAACACACGAGACTTTTCTGAGTCTGTGAACTTTACATCAGACCCATACAAACCACGATAGTTACGATAAGCTCTTAACCATCTACTTTCATCAGCATACCTAGCGTCTTCTGCTCTTTTGTATCTATCTTTTATAAATGAAACTACACTAGACTTTTCTTCAAAAATACTGTCTAGGCTGTCTTCTGCAGCTACAACATCATCTGTCTCAAACATTTCTTCAGCCATTAGCTGTTGTCCTTTCTTCTCCAAGGTCCATTATTAAAAGCCGCTTGCTCTTGGCAATTAGGACAAGTGGTCCACATATTAGTATTGTAAGTTATCTCGCACTTAGGGCAAGACTCTACTACTTCAGTATCCGAATGTTGAATCACTGGCTTGAAATCCTGTTCGTTGTTTAGCAGGGTTGTAATCCCATATGTTACTTCTTGGTCTTGTCATTATACCATAACGTAATGCATCATACAAGTGATCTTCTGCTTTTGTGTCTACATCTTCTGGATTCTTTTTGTCCAGTGGTATACCCGGTAATTGTGCTATTGTATTAGTACAGTTATCCATAAATGCTAACATAGGTTTTTCAGTAAACTCATCTACCTTCAGACGCCTATGTATTTCGTTTTTTCCAGCGATACGTGAGCCTCGTGAACGATCAGAAGGACGCCAACGGCAACCCTTCATATTCATTTGTTCAGCTAGTGATGGCCCAGTATCGCCACGGTTGTGCCACAAAGAACTATCAAGCACACCATATCTCATTCCACCGTCTTTTGCTTCTGCTTCTAATATCATATCAGCTAGATCAGAAGCTGTTACTTTAGATACGTACATCTCTCTGTATACTATAAGCTGCTCATCAGGAGCCACAGTAAACCAAAGAACCCCAGTGTAAGAACCATACCCATAATCACACGCTCTAAAACGTACCCACGAGTTAGGAATCTCAAAGTGTTCGATAACGTGGGTAGTTCTGTCGAACTCAGGAAATGCTGCTCCCTCGTTGATATCCCAGTTTCCTTCAAGGAGTTGCTTCCTCTGATGCTCTGGTAGTGATAGGAGCATGGCCTCATAGTCACCCTCTTCGGCAAGGTATGGGTTATCGAAGAGAGATGCAGGAATAAACCTACGCTTGAATAGAGGCTGACCTTCCTTGCTGTGTCCTTTAGGGAATGTAATTGTTTTACTTGATTCAATGTCTGTGGCCCAAAAGTCTTTACCTGCAGGTGCAGGATCTATAAACATCTTCTTCACCCAAGCATGTCCTGCACCACCGGGGTTTGTTGTAGCTCTCATGTACAGACCTAGTTCTCTACCATATGCGCTACGAAGACGTGATCTCATATAATCCCAAGCGTAAGGTGTAGGCCATTGAGTAAGTTCGTCAAATCCAATCCAGTTAAAAGCTTGTCCTTGGTAACGTGTGACATCGGTATCCTTGTCCAGATAAGACATCCATAATCGTCCACCTTTAGGGGATATCCACTGTGACTTACGTTCTGACCATTTGATTCCTGGTACTGCACGTGGGTATAACTCCTGTGACTTCTGTATTAGTTCCCTTAGTTCTTCAGTTGTGTGTCGTACAAGGAGTCCAGAGAAGTGTGGATTGTTTAGGCCGTGTAATGGATCTGCCAGCATAGCATACGATTTACCACCACCTGCTGCCCCACCGTATAGGACTTCTCTCTCCGAAGAACTCAAGAAGGATGTCTGTGGCCCTGCATTGGGTCTGAATACGACTTCTTGCGCTTCTTCAACGTCATAGTCAGTTGCTACTACCTGCGCTGGGATAGGTTCTTTCTGGGGGGCTTCTATCTCCGCTGGCTTCTGAGTATGCACCGACTCCTTGTGTTTCGAGTTTTTCGATTTCCGCAAGCGTTTCTTGGAGCCACTTGGCAAGCTTACGTTTAGTGATAGATGCTTTTCTACGTCTTTGCTCAACTTCTATTCTCTTCTTTAGACCCATGTGTGATATGTAGCGGTCTGCTTCTTTACTCAACCATTGTGCTACTGCTCTGTAACTATACTGCTTGAGGTGTCGTTTTGCAAGCTCTAAAGCTTCTAACTCATGTTCTATAGGTACAAGTATTTTATCGTTGTCGGGATCTAGTTCATAACCAAAAGGTATCTTCTTAGTAATCCTGACAATCTTGTGCCATTGTTTGTTGTGTGTCTTAGGCGGTTTGGGTAATTGCCAAAAGCCTAACTCTCTTTGTGGTATTATTCGTTTGTACCTTCTTTTGGTGGTAGGTAGAAGATGCCACCACCGCTAGTAACATCTACTTTATCTACCTTACCAAGTCCTGCTCTATCAAGCAAGTCTTTTGCTGCTACCATCTTTTCTTTAATGCCTAGCTCTGTTGGATCATACAACGCACCAACCATAGCCATAGCAGCTTTAGGTGCAGTACGTGCAAAAAATGTACGAGTCTTCTCACCAATCTCATCTTTTAAAGATTCAACAATCGCTGCAGTGTTACTGTTATCACCGTAACCTGCCAGTTTTTTAGCAGCGATAACATCACCATTAGCTTCGTCAAATAATACATCTAAGAATCTTTGTTGTTTATCTGTTAGATTCCTCGCCATATATTGCATTCCTTATTTGTGATCTACCAATTCCTAGATCGTTTAGTTGTCTATCATCCAACATGTGTAGCATTCTAAACTCTGCACGTTTTTGTTGTCTGATTACGTGGTTATTCCACATTTTTCTTAGTAAGTTTTTCATAGCACTATCTCCTTTGTTTGTGTGCGGAGATAGTTATACCTAAAAGTAAGTCAGGTAGTAGTACCTATTATTGCATATCCGTTATGCCGTTTTAAAATATTCTTCACCAGAAAGAGTTATGTGAAAGTCAGATGAGCTTTCTTCAAAAGCCACAATCTTATCACCAGCTTTCAAAGCAATACAGCCACCTTCTAATACTTTTTCATTAGTACTGGCAGCTAAACTAACCTCATCAACAATACTGTGATAGGTAGTAGTAGCTGCTTCATACCATTGAATACTATACTTCTTTGCGCTAGTGGCTCCATTAGAAACAATCAAATACTTTATTAGTGATGCATAGTTTGGAGGACATGTATATACTACATCTCCACTAGCACCACCTGATGTAGCTGATAAGTTTTTAGCTTGCGTGAAGTACTTAGCTGACATTTATTATTTTTTAGCTTTCTTCATTGGACGTGCAG